AAGTAACTCGCCTTCCATCTTTCTAATAGCACCATCTTTAAATCTCACATTCCTTGCATCTGTAAATATGTTAGGTGCAAGAGCTATGGGAGGAGTATCAAACACGACACCCATCTTTGCTACATCAGTAACATTAATTAATTCGTCAGCCATTTACTTCTCCCTTTGTTCTTTTCTAAGCACACTCTCTAATGCCAGTTGCTGGGTCGATAAAGCAAGCTTCAGCCTTGTCTTCTTCTTGAGCCACTTCCTCATTCTCGCCAGATACCTTCGCTTCTTCTTCCACGGTTTCGTTAAAGATTCCGTACCGTTTTCCGTCAATGCGGAACGTAGTACACCCTTTCGCCCCACCTTTCCATGCATTAACATATACTTGTTTGAATGAATCATAGTCCACATCACCACTAACGTTACAAGTTTTTGAACATGCACTGTCAATATAGTGTTGAGCTAATAATAACACATCTAAGTGATCATTAACACTGATACTATCTGCAGTACGACCCTCGACTCCATGTGAGTACGCATAATCTTTTACGGTCTCAACAATCGGTCCATCAAAGGTCTGTATAGTTCTATCGTACTTATGACTGAAGACAGGTTCAATTCCTCCGCTAACGTTATCACCGACAATACTAATTGTACCTGTAGGTGCTATTGATGTAAGGTGGCTATTACGTATTCCGTGTTCTCTTATAAGACTTTGAACGGAAGCTGGTAACGACCTAATATAGTTGCTTTTAAGGTAGTCTTTCCTATATAGTGGGAAAGCACCTTTATCTTTTGCTAACATAGCCGAAGCTTTATAGCAGTTATCTCTTAGACATGCGAATATTTTTTCTGCCCATGTCATGAATTCTTTAGATGCATATGGATATCCGAGCATCTCACCAGCATTTGCCATGCCTGTAACACCTAGACCCATACGTCTTTTATTCTTAGCCTCATCTTCTTGTGCTTTGAGTGGATAAATAGTTCTATCAACGACATTATCCATAGCTTGCACAACTGGCTTTATATCAGTTTTAAATTGTTTAAAGTTAAATACATAACCTTTCTTTTCTTTCTCAAGATACTTAGTGAGATTAAATGATCCTAATAAGCAAGCACCGTATGCTGGTAGAGGTTGTTCTCCACAAGGATTAGTTGCATAGATCTCTTCACAATACCATAAGTTATTCATCTCACTAATACGATCAATAAATAAAACTCCAGGCTCTGCCCAATCCCAAGTAGACGACATTATCTCATCCCACACTTCTTGTGCTGAAAGAGTGCCTCTCACTTCACCGTTAAAGAATAACTCATAGTCAGTGCCATTCTCTAATGCTTCCATAAACGCATCTGTAATACCTACCGAGATATTAAATCCAGTTAGCTTATCATTACTACGTTTAGCTCGAACAAAGTCTAGTACATCAGGGTGATCAATTCTAAGGACACCCATCTGTGCTCCTCGTCTATGACCAGAGCTAGCTATTGTTTGACAAACAGAATCAAAGACTTGCATGAATGAGATAGGTCCACTAGACTTACTGTCAAGAGACTTTATATGATCTCCTCTAGGTCTTAGCTTACTAAAGTCGTAGCCTATACCACCACCTTTTCTCATTGTCTCTGCAGCTTCACTTGCTCTTTGCATGATAGATTCCATGCTATCTTCTATCTCTCCTGATACAAAACAATTATATGCAGTAGTGATACGGTTAGAACCTATTGCAGATTGTACTCGACCTGCAGGTAGGAATCTCATTTCTCCTAATATATCTTCTAGTACGAATCTATGTTCGTCTCCATCTGATAAAGCCTTAGCTATTCTTTTTATCTTATCATCGAAGGTCTCTCCCTTCTGTCTGTATTTCATCTCATCTATCTCTTGAGAAATGGTCATCACTGGACCTTCATAGTTTCTATTTCTTAGCATAATATTACCTCTATTGTTAATGACGGACTGCCCCTTAAAGGGCGTGTTTTATGCTAGTCTTGATACTCGCCAGTCTTAATCATTTGGGTAATTTCTATTGCTCTACTACCTACTTGCTTAGCCCAATTTGAGTCTAACATCTCAGTAGCTGCCGTGTCGTAATCGTGTTCTTCTAATGCTGCCATAGCATTTTTAAACTTCATTGTAGTGCCTATGCCTACGTTAAATACAAAGTTAATAAGTGCTTCTTGTCTCACCTCATCTAAATCACTATGCCAAGGTATGTAGTCATCCATAAGCTCTTTTGTTCTCACTATGTCATTGAGTAGTAACATGTCGATTTCTTCTTCAGATAATCCTACATCTTCTAAGTTCCTACCCACACCTATTGTCCACTTATCTGAAGTGCACTTGTATAGAGTGTTCTTCACACCCTCATGTCGTCTTAATGTCTCTATTAGTCTGCTCATGCTTTCCTCGCTTTAGTTATCTTCTTTTTAGCTGCAGGAGTGTTTGCTGCAAACTGTTTACCTTTCTTAATAGCCGCTCTCTTTGCCCTAGTGGTTGAAGCGTGTTCGCCTCTCGTGAGAGACTTAACAGCTGAAGCTGGCATATAACGCTCGCCAGTAGCGTTCTTACCTTGGATAGAATTCTTTCCACTCTTAGTTCTCCATTTTTGGTTAGTCCACTTCGTTAAACTCTTTTGTTCCTTAGTCTTTGCCATTACGATGTATAACCTCCTCCTTTAGCTTTATACTCTTTAGCCACCATCTGCATCTTCCTTGCAGAGTTCTGTCCAGGCTTTCCTCCTTTGTTTCCAGCAAGTATTCTTTTATATATGCTGGCTCTTAGGGAAGGCTTAGTATAATTACCAGAGGCATTAACTGTTGACTTCTTCTTCAATGGTACTTTTTTTCCACTCATAATCTTTCTCCTCATGACATTCACAATTACATTCTTCTACTACGCATTCATACAATGCACAAGTCTCGCATCTCATTTAGTAAGTCCTTTCTGTTTTTCATATGTACGCAATCCACCAAGACCAAGCATACCCATAAGTACAGTCATAAGCGATCCCATATCAAATGTCGGTAGTTCTGGTATGATCACATCTAAGTATGCACATATAAAGATAGTGACAGGTGCGAGCACAAAGTGCCAACACAGGGCTATACCGCATGTCCAACCTATAAAAGGTCTCCAACCAGCTACAAATATACTTTTGTGTTTCGCTTCTGTTTGATTAATTGCTAATTGACCTTTGGCTAGCTCTTGGGCATGGCTCTCTGCCATCGTAGCTACTTCGTGAGCTAGCTTATTCTTCATGTCTTTATCTTCTATAAACTTTCCAAGAAGATTACTGACTGGTCCTATAAGTGCCGTTAACATTATATGTGCTCCAAGTGACAGTGTTTACTTACAGGTGCAATCGCAGTTTTTGCAACACCCATGCCACATGAACTTAGCAACATTACAGATATACTTAATAACACTAAATTGTAATAATTTTTCTTTAAACATTTCATACTCCTATATTTATCCTCTTTTTTAATTTTAGATTTATATCGATATCAGTGCTATTTCTTATAAACATTGATATGGCTAAATGTGTATCACCAAAAAATGCTAACATCTCTTTATAATACAACCTTCCTTGTTTGTCTAGCTCTAGACGGTAATCACCACTTGTGTATACACTCATTTGTTAAACCACAGTGAGCCTAGTAATGTTATAAATCCTATAACTATACAAAACAGTATGAAGATAGCTATACCATCACCTACTTGTTGTCTAAGCTTTTGTCGTGCATAAACTTGCTTTTGTCTATCTTTTCTTATCTGACCTTCCATAGCCAGTAACTCATCGTAGGCTTGTGGACCGTGTGTCATGTTTAGAAAAACCTTGAGTTCATACCTTTGTTCCTCAAGTTTCTTTTTTGCTGCGTAAGCTTGCAATGCAGTAGCTTCAATGCTGTTTGCACCAAAGAGCTTATCAAACACTCCTGGATTTTTCGCTTGTTTTTCTGCATGATCAACATCTGACACTGCTCCCATCCATCTTGATAAGTCTCCGCTCATCTGTTCTAAGTCTCTGCCTGCTGCAAAGCCTGCCTTTATAGCAGAGAACGCTTTACCAGCTGCTCCTACTGCCAGCGATACCGTTACTGGATCTATCATTAGTACACCTTTTGTTTTTTATTTACTTTCCTTGGTTCGCATACAGCTGTGTATTTCCTCGGTGTACCCTGCTGAATGGTTGGTATTGTTGTATTACTGTTAACTCTAGTTGCGAAGTATAGACATTCATCGATACTCCTAAAATAAGATTGATCGATCTTTGCTGTTCCTAAATAAGTGATGAGAACGAAGACCAGCTCCATTACTTCATTACTATAGCTACTATCAAAGCGACTACTGCAAAGGTACTCGTCATTGACATAGCCTCTAGTCTCCACATACGCTTATCTAATGCACATAGCTTGTCATCTACTGCTTCATATCTAATTGCACATTCTTTTTCGTGTGCTAGTAGATCCATCTGAACTTGTAGTTCAGGTGTTATCTCCATTTTTTGTTTCATTACCCTGCTATCTCCATGACTGTTAGCTCACTTGTTGATCTAAAAAATGTTGAACCATTACTGTCATTGTTATCTCTGTTTATCCTAACTTCAGTAGTATTTTCGCATTGAAATTGAACTTTATAAGTAACTGCACTTGTAGTACTTGGACTATCTAATACTGAACCTGACATGTTTTTTACTTTATAAATATTACTATTAGCATCGCCAGCAAAAGATACTGAGGCTGCTGTCCTGCTTTCTACGTTTGTTGCTATTCCAATTGCTGTAGAATCCCTAATAAGTCTTACACCACCTCGTTGGTTAGCAGATATAATCATAGCGTTTAAATTAAATAAAACATGAAATTTGCTAGAAGTTGATTTTGGTGTAATGCTTATAGATAAACCTGTTACATCTATCCAAGTAGAGGCTGTTGTACTGGTCATTGGTTCAGTCAATATTGCATGTTGAACCTGCAACACACTACCAGCAGGCATCTTAGCAGAAGGGACAGTGCCCTGACCTGTGTAGTTTAGTTTTGTTAGTGCCATGCTCTACTCCTTTGGATGCTTATCTTTAATAGCCTTAATAGTTGTCTTCCAACCATCTATGCCATTGTGATATAGGTCATCTAATTGATCTGCTATTGATGGATATTCAGATGCTCTATTTCTTTGGTATTCTTTAGCATCATATGCAGTTTGTAATTCTTTTTGTTTAACTAGTATATCTGCTTCAGCTATAGGTGTTGTATCATTGTGCCATGTTATTTTTTTAACATCATTTTCCTCAACAGATACTTCTGCTTTAGGATTAATTGCTAAAATTGATTTAATTATATTAGTCATTCAGCAATCTCCATTAATGTTATAGAGCCAAATATAATGGCAGTGCTA